CAATACAAGAGAACACAACACAGGACACAGCATGAACGGTTGGGCAAACCACGCCACATGGAACGTCGCTCTTTGGATCGGCAACGATGAGACCATCTACCGTCACGCCAAAGCAAACCAGAACCTTGGTTACCGTAAGTGGGCAAAGCGTTGGATCGATGAGTACGGTGAGTACATCACAGGCGACGGCATCTCCTGGTTGTCTGACGACGTAGACACAGATGAGATGGATGCCATGCTTGCCGAACTGTAAGGGGGCGACCCCTTCCATGGTACAATATACAAGACCACACCACACAGCATGAACATTCAGACCACACCCAAGGCATCGCCACCCAAGCGAGTCAAGATTGCTAAGGCAGGCGCTCGCCTCCTGAATCGTTTCTTCCCTGACCACAAGATCGTTATCTTCACCAAATGAACTACGCCACCGCCACCAAAGCAGAACTCATGGCAGCAGGGTTCACCATGAAGACCGTTCGCCCACGCCGCCCACGTAAGGGAGAGTTGATCTGCCAGCGTGTAGGATTTAAAACCAAGAGAGGATCACAGCAGTGGGTGAACAGAGAAGCGATCTCATCCCCTAGTGCCTACGCAGTCGTGATGGGCAACGGTTGACAGTATACCACACCGAGGGGCAGGGGGACTGTATGCCCCCTAATCCCCTGAAGCGCCCTAGCCCCTTAGCGAAAAACCGAACACTACCCTAACCTACAAAGTGTTACCCAAGCGAGATAAATATTACGAAGGGAAAACGAGATCTTAGAATACCTCGAAAATAAAAAATTTCCCAGGTAAAAAACCGCCCACAAAGTCGAGTCATGAAACACAAAGTAACGTACAGGACGCCTAACGGCGTATTACAGGAAACAATGTTTGATCAATTTGATGAATTTTGTGATAATATGGATCAAGTAGCAAATCAGTATTACCAGGGACTACAAGATCCTGGAAATATCAATGTAGAGAGTGTATTAGATAATGGAGAACTCCGAGGCGAAAAAGTTTCATTCGATGGAAGATCTGAATTCCTATCTGAGCAAGATGAAGTTGATGTATAAGCCTCCTGGTGGGGAATATATGTTAGTGACAGATTATCTGAACACTGTAGAAGAACGTTTAAGGAGGTTAGAGAATGGCACTGTTAGTAATATCGACAACAGTTGACACACCATCTACTGATGGTAACTGTTTGTATCCTGCTGCTGCTCTAGGAGGTGCTCCAGTCGTCTCTCCGAATATTAAGATAGGTGGACAGCAAGCAGAGTTTTACACGTCTGCTACAGTCCCTGATACGGTAGAGGGTGTAAAAGTAAATCCTCTCATTCCATTACCTTGTCTTCCAGGTGTGAGAGTCATTGTACCAACTAACAATACGACTGTATTTTTCAATGGTCAGTTACCAGCAGTAGCAGGGGACCTAGCACAAATGGTTGGTACTAACAGACCACTTGTTGGTCCATACGGTTTAGCAACTGTCTTAATTGGCAGCACAACATAATTGTGGTATAATACAGAGGTAACTCAAGGATCATTATGGCAAGATCAAAAGTCGGACTGAACGGGCAGCAAACTATCGAGCCTATCCCCAAGAAATCCCGTCAGGGAAATGGGAAGCACACGAAGTATGCTGCTACGAGCAGAAACAATAAAAAGAAAATGTATCGTGGACAAGGTAAGTGAAGTAAGGCAATGGATTGAGCATGTCTCTAAGAAGCGTAAGGAACTGGGCGGTCATGCCATATGTCCTTACGCTTTTTCCGCATCTGTCAAGGTTGTGGAGACTGCTCTGAGCGAGGTGACTCTGATAGAAGGCGCGACTGAAGACATTATTATCTTTATTGTAGGAGATAATGTAACGTTGGCTTCTATGTTAAACAAAGTTGCCGAACTCAATATGAAATTTCAAGAACATGTGTTTTTGGATGATCATGTAGACGAACCGACTCATATCATGGGTATTCAAAGTAATTTTGGTAAATATAACATGATCATGTGTCAACGTAATGATAAATTACTAGAGGCACGTGAGAAGTTACACAAAACCGATTACTATACCTATTGGCACCAAGAAATGTATCAAAGGATTATTAATGGCAAATTCACCAACCGACAAGAGCAAACAGTTCGTAGAATCTGGAATGACACTCATAACTCAGCAATCGAGTGACAAATATCTTAATAAAGTTAAAAGAGTTAAGGAAGAGTTTGATAACCAAGCAGAATGGGCGGATGGTTTTGTAGGTAAGTAAGATAAATAATCAATAAAGCTATCTTTATGCCCGAATTAAAAAAATTCAAAGACTTTAATATTGGGTTTAAACCACATCCTGTTACAGCAGATTTGATGGTAGTAAAAGATAGTGCGGATATTAAGCAGTCAATTAAGAACCTTTTATTAACTAGAAAAGGCGAAAGACTGTTTAATTATAATATTGGTACGTCATTAACTGATTTACTATTTGAACCCGCTGATTATGGAACGGCAGATACTATTCGTGATGAAATTAAAGTTATACTTAACAATTATGAAAAAAGAATTTCGATTCTTGAATTAAGCGTAGATATTAACTTTGATGATAATGGATATGATATTAGTTTAATTTATGAGATTATTGGTCGTAGTGAGTTACCTGTAAACTTAGAATTCTTCCTAGAGAGCACTAGATAACCATGGCGTCATACGTACAAGTCTCTAATTTAGACTTTCAACAAATCAAAGCGTCTCTCAAAGAATACTTGAGGTCACAGACAGACTTCACGTCATACGACTTTGAAGGATCGTCAATGAATGTCCTATTGGATGTTCTATCTTATAATACGTACTACACGGCATTCAATGCCAATATGGTAGTTAATGAGTTGTTTTTAGACTCAGCTACTATTCGTGATAACGTTGTAGCATTAGCAAAACAACTTGGATATAAACCCAAGTCTAAAACCGCTCCAGAAGCGAAGATTACCTTTTCGGTAGCATTCCCCCAAAATGCTCCTGTAACCGCTCTCCTGAGGAAGGGAACGGGGTTTACGACATCATATGAAGACAACCTCTATAGTTATGTTGCTGTAGAAGATCAAACAGCACCTGTAGAGAATGGAGTTGCTTATTTTGATAGTATTCCTGTATATGAAGGAACATTAATCACTAGTAGCTTTGTTGTTAACGAAAATACTTCACAAAGGTTTATTTTACAAAACGCAAATATTGATATTGATTCAATTCGAGTAAAAGTCTTCAACAGTCAGCAAGCGACTGCTTTTTCATTTTACGAATATTCCGACAACATTTTGAATGTAAACCCAGACTCAAAAGTCTTTTTCTTGGAAGAAATTGCTGATGAGCGTTATGAGATGTTCTTTGGTGACGATGTTCTTGGTAGAAAATTAAAGAACAACGAGTTTATTGAAATTTCGTATCTTTCTACGAATGGTCCAGATACTAATGGTGCCAAAACATTTACTTTTGCTGGTATCTTAACAGACATTTTTGGAGGAGGTGGATATACTACTACTGTTACTATTGGTAATATTCAACAATCAGTAGGTGGATCCAATATCGAGAGTATCTCGAAAATCAAATTTAATGCTCCAAAGTACTTTGCTACTCAAGATAGAGCAGTTACTGCTCAAGACTATGCTGCTATTATAAGAAGTCTTTATCCTGCTGTATCTGACATCATTACGTATGGTGGAGAAGAAGATTTACCGCCAGAGTATGGTAAAGTCAAAATTGTCATCAAACCTGAGCAGGCAGCAACTCTTTCTTCTACTACGAAGAAGGATCTTGAGTCTAAACTAAAAAAATACATGGTAGCTTCAGTAACACCTGAAATTATCGATCCATCAATCTTGTATGTCGAAGTTGCTAGTAATATCTTCTACAATAGTAGTAAAACGACCCAAAAACCAGAACAAATCATATCAAAAGTAGTTTCTGGTCTAACTTCATATCTGGCAGAATCTGGAACAGAAAAATTCAATGGAAAGTTCCGATATAGTAAATTCGTGTCTACAATTGACAATTCTGATGTTAGTATCAACTCAAACTCTACTAGTGTTACATTAAGAAAAGATTTTTATCCACAGATCAACTCTTCATCATTTTATGAGATTTGTTATCAAAATGTTTTTGATAAAGATTGTAACGGTTCTACAGTACAATCATCTGGATTCAAAGTCACTGAATTCCCTGCCTACACAGTGTATTTTGAAGATAGGGATGGCGTAATCGTCCTATATAGATTAGACAATTTAACTGGTGAAAAAATTACACTCAACGATTCGTTGGGTACAGTTGATTATGCTGAAGGCGAGATCAAACTTTACAATTTAACAATTGTAAAGGGTACTCTAAATGACAATAGAGTACAAATTCGGGTACAACCGAAGAATCTTGATGTTGTCGCTTTGAGAGAAGTATATCTTGATGTTGATTTGACTACCAGCAAATTTACGGCTTACCCAGAGTAATTTAGATGGCTCCCAAAAAGAGAAAATTATCATCCCTGATCGAGTCTCAACTCCCAGGGTTTATTATCAACGAATACGACAATTTCTCTAAGTTCATAGAAAAATACTATGAACAACAGGAGTCTGTTGGTCAGCCTGTAGATATTATTACCAATTTAAATAAGTATACTGATATTGATACTTACGAGAAGAATCTATTACAGCAAGAAACTTCTCTAGTTGCTAACATCAATGCTGATGCTTCAACATTAACTGTATTAGATGCGGATTCTTTTCCTAAAGAGAACGGTTATATTAAAATTGGCGAAGAAATCCTATTTTATCAAAGTAGAAGCGGAAATACCCTACAACAGGTCTCTAGAGGTGTAAGTGGTAATACCACCCTAGGAGATCTTTACAACGAATCTAGGTTCGTTACAACATCTGCTGCGCCTCATTACACTGGGGATGTAGTATACAATATTAGTAACTTATTTTTATATGCTCTTGTAAAAGAATTTGAAAAGACTTATTTGTCTTCTTTCCCAGAAGCATACCTAAAACAGGAAGTTGATAAGCGTCTTTTAATTAAGAACATCACCAAGTTCTATAAAGCAAAAGGAACTGATCGTTCTATTAAATTCATCTTTAATTCGGTAGTTTCTTCGGAATCGTCAGATATTCCCGAGGTAATGAGTCCAAAGGACTATACCTTAAAAGCATCTACTTCTGGGTGGGTAAAGGATACTTTTCTTAAAGTTAGAATTAGTTCTGGCAATCCTGATGACTTGATTGGTAAAATTATCACTCAAAATAGAGATCCTTATGATGAAAGGATTCAATTTGCTTCTGCTGTTGTAGATACCGTAATTTTTGAAGGTACTGATGGGTATGACGATTTATACAAATTAATTGTAGAACCAGCATCTATTAATGGAAATTTCTTTATTGCTGGCAGAACTACAAGTACGGTAGCTTTAAATGCTTCTGCTGTGGCAGGAGATAGAATTACAGTAAAATCTACATTAGGATTTCCCAAATCAGGTAGACTTTTAATTGGAGACGAGTTAATCATCTACAATGATAAAACTGTAAATCAATTTATCATTAGTGAAAGAGTTGGTCCTATTCGTAACCACACTGATAACAAAACCGTTTATTCGTATCTAAACATTTCTTCCGACACTAATGTCAGAATGATTTCTCTTGGTATGGTTTATGGGATGAATCCTGGAGTATATACTAAGCCATATTCTATCACAGGAGAATCTCTAGAAGTTTCCGATCCTGGATTTGAAACTTTAGATCCAATTATTTGGGATTCTTTACTGAAAAGAAATAGATGGTTTGTCAATACTAATAATACTGTAGCTACAGTAAAAGGAGTTGGTCAAAAATTCTTATCTGATGTTGGTGCCGTTTTCCAAGATGACCAGTATTATTACGTATCTTCATCCTCATTCCCGAGTCAAGATACTTTAGTTAATACTTCATATTCGGAGACTGTATCCGACCAAAAAAATCTGAAACTTATTAGAAAAGTTCCATCAAATACAACAGAAGTATATTCTACCTCAGATAGAGATGTAGGCGTCTTTTTTGATGGTGTGCCTGCTCTAAGTTATAAAGACACTTCTTTTATTAAAAAAGGATCTATCGAGACAGTTTCTATTACTAATAAAGGTACTTCTTATGTTGCTTCTCCATTTGTTTTAATAAATGAGACAACAAATCTAGCTAGATGTACCCTTTCGGGATCGACTATCGATAATATTGAAATTCTAACTAACCAAAGTTTTGATGAGGATCCTGTTATCAGGATTACATCTGGAGAAGGTGCTGTATTATCGCCTGTTGTGACTAATGGTGCCATTACTAGTATGGATATCATTAATCCAGGTCGTTATTATTCTAGTCCGCCGATTATCAGAATTGCTGATACTTTGGGTAAAGGAGGATTTGCTGAATTTGAATCTGTTGTTGGATTGGATGGAAGTATTATAGAAGCACGTAAAATTAGTGCTGGTAGATTCTATACTAATGGAAATGTTACTGTACAAGTAGAATCTGTCGGAAAAAATGCTTCTGCCGTATGTGAAATTAAAAAATGGGTATACAATAGATATGAAAAATTTAAAAATAATTTAGATACAAACAACGGAACAGTATTTCCAAGTTTTGAAGATAATCGTGGATTTGGATATGGTTATGTTGCCAACCCAGATAAACTTAGAGAAAGATGTTATCTGAACTCTGGCAACTACACAACAAATAAAACTGCCGAAAATGTCCATTCCCCTATTATCGGATATGCTTTTGATGGCAACCCAATTTATGGTCCATATGGATATTCAAATCCAACTAATCCAGCTTCATCAGTTTTAAGATTGAGCAGTGGGTATTCATTAAAAAATGTCAGACTAAATGGTCCTGATAGCGGAAAATATCCTTTGGGATCATTTATTGATGACTACGAGTGGATTCCTAGTATTAATTCAGGAAAAACAGAATTAGATGCTAATAATGGACGATTTTGTATAACACCAGAGTATCCAGAAGGCACCTATGCTTATTTTATTACTATTTCTGATAGTAGTGGAACTCCTGCTTTCCCATATATTCTTGGAAACAATTTCTATTCTTTACCAGTAGATTCAAATTATAATTCTAAAATTTCACAAGATGATATTCCACTGAATGTTAAGGTCCTTAAAAATTCTTCTTTGGAAAAAAATGGCACAGCTTTTATAGGAACTATCAAAGATGTTAAGAGTGGCAATGTCAATTCTACGTATGTCGAGCAAACTGGAGATTATTTTTCTCCAGGGAAACAAGTTTTCCTAGATGAATCAGGAACATCGGGATTTGGTGCTGTAATTAATGTAGAAAGTGTTCACGGAAGATCCGTTGATAATATTGAATCGGTAGAATCTAAAGCCGTAAAAGTTAGTACAATCCAATCTGCTTATTTCTTTGAGGGAGATAAAATTTTCCAGATAGGTGCTGATGGTGTTAGTCAGGTCCAAGGTAATGTTATTCGTGATGTTATTAATGAAAATACTTTTGTTATGAGAGATGTAACTGGATCTGGTGAATTTAATGTGGAAGAAAATGTAACTATAGAATCAGAAAGATTAGTACAAAGAGTAATTATTGATACTGACGCATCTTTTACTGCTGGATCATCTATTAGACTTACAAATGACGATGACGAAGATGTGGCATCAGGAATTATACTTGAATCCACTAGCAGGCAGAATTCATTAATTATTAAAGTTGATGATAAAACCAAACCATTTTATATCACGTCAGATTATTACTTGAGAAGTTCTACCTTAAGTGATACTAACAGAGCAAAAGTAGTTGGGGAAAATTCACTAAGTTCAGGTCTTACAGCATTTGAAGTTGATGATAATATTGCTATCGTAGAAACAGATGATAATCATTTGCTGGGTGTTGGTGATAAAGTAAACGTCAATATTCTTCCACTCGATTCTTCAACTACAACAACATTCTATGTAAGAAAACGTCGTTATCAGGTAGCAGAAGCATTAGCTCCTGTAAATAATTCTACTCTAAATGAAAACGGTGTTGGTAGTTTCTCTATCATGAATAGTGGTACTGCTTATGTTGATGGCAGTTATCCTGATGTGGAACTAATTTTCCAAGATTCTGGAGCAGCAAGACAAAATATAGGAAAAACTGGAGATCCAAATAACGCCAAAGCAACTATTGAAGTTGCTGCTACTGGTGGTGGATCTGTAGTTACCGTGATCATTACCGATCGAGGAAAAGGATATAGGTCTGGTGATGTTTTGACGGTTAAAGATTCTGATTTAAACAGAAGTGTTTTGGCAACAGTTAATGCTAGATTTGTACTTGAAGTGGATCACGTTGGTCTTGCTGCTTCTAATACAACACTTACTTTATCTAATGTAAATAACATTTCCCGTGAAGATTTTATTCAAATTGGTCCAGAAATTCTTAAAGTTACTAATGTAGATGTTACAACCAAAGAAGTAACTGTGGAAAGAGGTAGAGAAGGAACTACTCCAACTAATCACTTTCTTGATGCTAAAGTAACCTCATACAATTCGTTCTTTAGATTTGATGATGGATTTAGACCTTTTGGGGAAGGTTTGTTAAAACCATTCCTTCTTTCGTATGATAAAGAGACTCAGAAAATAAATGTTGCTTTCGATTACTCTACCTCAAACCCACAGGTTCTTTCCCAAAGCTCTAGTTTCTTTGACAATAGTGTTCCTAGAAAATTAGTGAAAATGAAAACTGTCCAATCAGCAGTTTTTAACCTAGAGTTTTCCACAGACAATACTAATTTCGATGTAAACCCAATTATTAATATCCAAAAGTATTATAGGTATACATTTGATGTGTCTCATATCTCAATGGTAGACACATTTTTAGATTTTTCTGCTAGTGCTAATTACAACCTTTTTACCGAAGAAAAAGAAACCAGTGGTATTTCTCCAGGTAATGCTGGGGCTTTCCTTTCTATTAAGTTAGGATTTGGTGCTGCTACTTATAATAATTCTTATGATACAGAGAAAAGTATCAATTTTCAGAATTATTTCTATTTTATTAGAGTATCTCCAGATGTGGATACTAGTGGATCATTTTTGAGAATAATTGAAGACCCCTTATCAGGAACAAAAAATATTAACTATGTAACACCTACCAAGTTTGTATATTCTTTGGACAATGTTCCTGCTTATGATGGTAGTGGTAATATGACTTATACCACAACATCAAATCTTGCCGTAGGTGGAGTTAGTTCTCTTAGAGTTGTAAATACTGGACAAAATTATAACCTAATTCCAACAGTCAAGGGTATTCTACCAGCTTCTGCTAACGAAGCACAAATTGATCCTATTTACGATCCTATCGGAAAAGTTGTAACAGGTTTTAATATTATTTCTGGAGGATCTAATTATTCCAAACCAGTCGCTGTTGTTACTGATGGTGACGGTGTTGATTATGAATATGAATGTTCAGTAAGCGACGGCAATCTAACTCAAATTCGTGTCATTAGTTTTGGATCTGATTTTACTTTCAAACCAATTGTAAGAATTATTGAAAGTGATGTTAAAATTTACCTAGAATCTAATACTATTGGTATTCCAAAAAATGTTAAGATCAATGATCCAGGTAAAGGATTTAATGCTGACACATCTACACAAAGTTACTTTAAATCACCAACTACATTTGTTCTGAGAAATATTTCGAGCAAATTTTTTGGTGGAGAAAAAATCCAACAACTTTCCACAGGGGCATATGCCTATGTTATCAATAATGGATGGAGAGAAGGAAGTAACCTGCTAAAAGTCGTTGGTATCACTGGAGTTTTCACTAATAATGATCAAATTGTAAGTTCGCTTGGTGGAAGAACCGCAACTCTATATGCTCAACTATGTACAGAGTTTGATCCCGATATTAAACCAGTAATTGATAATTTTGGAGCATTTACTTCTGATAGAGGAAAACTTAGTAGTAATAACCAAAGACTACAAGACTCATATTATTTCCAAGATTATTCTTATGTTCTAAGATCAAAAACTAGCATCGAAGTATGGCGAGATCTGATTAAAGAAACCACCCATCCAGCAGGATTCCAATTATTTGGAGAGATGGTTATTGAGTCAGAAGCAGCTGCTGATATGCCAGAGACTGCTTCTACTATCTCTCATTACTCAGTTATAGAATTGGCACCTATTGAGGTTAAAGTTCTTGACGAACCAGATAATTATAAGAGAACAACGATTACAGTTGCTTCTACCAGAGTTAAAGATCTACTTGTTGAAGATGGTGTAGGATCTGTTTCTGTAGATACATTCGACACGTCAGAAACCAATACTTATCGGGTATCATTAACTCCTGCATTTGATGGTAAATTTGATCCAAATACAGGTCAAATAATCGGCACAAAATCATTTACTCTAGTTGATGATGCTACTGGTAATGCTTTACAGTTAGATAATAATCAACAATTAGTTGTAACTTTAGATGGTATATTCCAAGAACCAGGAATTTCGTATAATATTAATGGATCTAGTATTACATTCCCCACTGCTCCTTTTGGCGATAGAATTATTGAGGGACAGGAAGTTGATTCAATCAAGTTCTATGGAAGTGCTATTAAGTTCAAGAACAATACTCTTAATACAAGATACTTTAAAAAATTAAAGTCTATTGGTAATCAATTTGATGGAGTACAATTTGAATTTGATTTGTATTATGAAGATGATAGTATCGTAAAAACTGACGTAAATGAAAATTTAATCGTAGCTCTTAATGGTGTTGTACAAAAAGCGAAGCAAACACCAGAAACTCCATTTGGCAATTCTTACGTTATTATTAGAGATGAAGACAATAGTGTTACTGATAAAATTAGATTTTCTAAAGCACCTATTGATAATGAAGATCTTTATGGTCCTCCAGAAGAGATTCCAGAAGAATTAAAGACATATGAAAAGTGTTTCATTTATAGCCTTGGTAATTATGAGAGATTAAGTGTCAATTCTGATTTGTATGAATATAGGTTTGCTGGACCATATTTAATTGAGAATGAAGTAACTAGACAAGTAAGAAAGGTTGATGATTCTTCTTATGCTTTAGTTTTTATTGATGGTGTCTTGCAACGAGAAGGTTATTCTTACACAATTGTGGGACCAAATATTACATTTACGGAACCACTAAGATCTTATGTTGATTCTTCGGGGAAAAGATTTACACAAGATGTAAATATTATTTTGATGTATGGTAGGGATGTACCAAGAACACTAACATTCTACGACTTTGAACCAAATACATTTAATAATAGTCTTTTGGTTACTTTAGAGGGAACCGACATATGTAATAATTTTGAGGAAGTATACGATCCCAAGTCTTCTAGTTCTAGAGTTTATTTTGAGCAAGGAAGTACAATTGTTGGAAAACTTCTTAGTTATTCAAAATTATCTTCGGATAAAATACTCATTACTTTTGCTAATCCAAAAAACGTTGTATTAACATCGGATGACAAAATTTCTATTTGTGATCTTAATAGTGTTGATCAGTATGGTGTTTATTATAAAGAAGATATTCCAGGATCTTATACAGTATCGTATGTTTACAAAACAGATGATGACGGTGACAGAGTTTTAGAAAGAAATGTGCCCTCTTGGTTGTATGGTTTAGCACGTGGAAATGAAACATGGAATAATAAGTATTCCATGTTTGCTAATTTGATTCCAGGTGATAAAATTTTAATTGATGGAGAATCAAAGTATAGAACTGTCACTGAAACTCCAGATTTGGCAAAAACAACAACATATTTAGACAATGATTATGCCCAATCAAATTTCTATGCTAAAGCAGAAGTAACAGATTACAATGGAGATACCGAGGGTGTTGGTCTTAGTATTACTGCTAATTTAAAATCAGGAATTGTACAAACTCTAAATGTATCTGATGTTGAATGGAATCAAAGAGATCTCAAATTATATTTTGAAGAGGGTATTCTTTTACAACCAACTGCTTACGAATATTACACAACCCCAGAAATTCACTTTATTCCTGTAGATGGAAAAGGAGGTGGAGCTTCAGCAGAAATTATTGCTTATGGTGGTCAAATCCTCGATGTTATTTTAACAAGTGGTGGTAGCGGTTATACTCAACCACCAAAAGTTGTTGTAGCAAGAAGATATAAGAGAATTAAAGAAGGTTCTCGTAAAGTTGATACTTTAATTGAATTAGGATTCAATAACATTATTTCTGTTGGATCACCAATTACTTCTATCTCCGAAATTATTATTAGTGGTGATGGCGATACTAACTCCATCTTTAGTCTTGTTACTTTCGGTGTTGCTGGATCTGTTGAAGAAACAAGTAGAGTTATTACGACTACTGTCAATACTTTAGCAGGAGAAGAAAATCAAGTCTTGATGACTGATGAGAAGTTCCCGACAGAAGCTAGGGTACAATCACCAACAGTTGTTGTTGAGTACGAGCAACCGCCTATAGAACCACAAATTACTCAAATTATTGGTGGTGTAGCTGGATTCCAAGTCATTAATACAGTTCAATCCATCAAAGCGGAAGAACTTGTTAAGATTATTGAAATTCCAGCAATCAAGGCATTCCGCTATCAAGAAAAAACAGCATCTATTAATGGTGTTGGTACATTCCTCGATGCTCCTCTTAGTGAGTCTGATACTATTGTATATGTACCAAATACAGATAGATTCCCAGACACTCCAAGTAGAATTCGTATTGGTAGAGAAGTTTTATTCTACAGGCAAAAAGAAGAAGATAGATTTCTCAATGTCATTAGAGGACATCAAAATACTATAGTAAGCAGTCATTCACCAGGAGATCTTGTTCTACATGATCCAGAATTTGTCACCATGCTCACTGGTGGTGTTAGCGAGGTTCAGACAATTGTAAGCACTGCTCAATCTTCGGTTACTACAATCGAGAAGAAAGCAGAAATTCAGTCTATCACTAGTGTTTTAGTGGAAGATGTTGAATTTAATGTTGTCAATCAATTCCAAGTAGAAGCACCTTCGGATATCAATTATGATGTAATTGAACAAATTATTATTATTCCTCCAACATCATACAATGTAGTAACTTCAGTACATTCCACTACATCTAGAATAAGTACAGCAACAGTTACTCCACCACAAATTGATGGATTTGTTTCTAGTAAAATAGTAACAGTACAAGATACTGATATTCAATTAACACAAGAAGATCAAATTCAAATTGTTCCTAGTGGAACAATCACAAGTGTCAGTATTGGTTCTATAGCAGCTACTGCTGCTTCTACTTCACAAGTAGTGACAACTGCTTATGAAGCAACAGTACATACACACGAATGTTCTATTGATGTTAAAAATACTATTACTAATGTTAATGTAGAAGTTCTTGAAAATGTACAATCGACGGTTCGTAGTCTCACTTCTGTTATTGGATCAATAGTAGAAATTGATGTTAACGCAGAATCGATTGTTACTATTGATTCTGAGGGTTCCCATGGAGCAATAACCACTAGATCTTTTGTTAAGTCATTGATTCAAGATATAGATACAGTTACTACAACCTTCAGTATGTTGGTTGGCAGTGGTCTTGGTGAAGGTGGAAGTTCTATTGAAATTCCATACAAGTTTGCTATTACTGACTTTATTATTGAGGAATATGTACTAGAGACAAATGTCCTACAAAGAAATGGAAATCGTGTAATTCTTGCCGATCCATATAATGAAGTGATTATGAGAAACGGATCTATATTCTTGGTAGAAAACCGTAATCAAAATGTTCCTCCTGGATTTGAAGATTATAATCTTGGTAATGCTGGATTATCTTTGGGATCTTTTGAAAAGAATGCTTTAGTTGATACAGGGCTTAATTCTGGTTTAACTATTGCTGATCTAGATACAATTTACCCAACTTTATCAATTCGTGATTTTGAATTTAGAAAGGAATCAGCATTGATTGCTAATGGGGATAGATTTAATCTTGCTATCCCAACACTACAACTTCCAGTAACTATTAGTGGTGCTACTGGAAGTATTGGTGGACCACTTATCGTACAGAATACAACCAATTTTGATGATGAGGGTTATTTATTCACTAGTAGTGGATCCGTAATCCAATACACCAGTAAAACTGGTGTTACATTTGAAGGATGTACGCTTGTCCGCGGACCTGGTACAATCACCTTAGGTGATGATCTAATTCCGTTCACACTCGTATAAATATAAATAAATCAGACAAATCGTTCACACCCCGAGAGAGTTTCAATGGCTGCTATCATTTCAGACAAGTTTAGAATTTTTAATGCCACCCAGTTCCTTGAGTCGCTGTCTGAAGGCAGCAGTGACACTGGCGCGGAGCGTACAAGAATGTACTTCTTCGTTGGTCGTCCTCAACGCTGGGATGCCTATCTAGAAATTTATAACGCTAACAATACCGCTTTTGTTGTCGGCAACGAAGTATATGTCGGTGCCAACTATGCTGGCGCTACATTTAAAGGACAAGTTAGAGCTGTATACGAAAATTCAATTCTTCTTTTCCAAGTTGGACCTCAAACAAACTCTGTTCCTGGAGTAGGTTCTACACTAAAAGGTTATAACGGCACTTCCGATACTGGTGCTCAAGCAGTAACAGGCGTATATCGTTACGCTACAGAGGACGTTCCTCCTGTTCCTCTTGACAACCAAACAGAAAAATATGATATCTATGATGATATCATTGCTGCCAAGCGTATCACCACAGATTTTGCTCGTAACGTAATCCGTCGTTTTAACTGGGATCAAGCCGCCAATCCTAAATTTGACATGTGGAAGCCCGACTATTCCACAACTCCTGGTTCGGGTGGTCAAGTTGGTAAAGCAGGCGCTACTGGTGCTACTAGCATCGCTGATGCTAAGTATTATCTAATTAATTCCCAATACGAAGTATTCAAGTGTCTTTTTAATGGACAAGACCCTGACAACGTAAATGGTCAGGATGCTACTAATGAACCCAAGACTACACCTTCTGGTGGTCAAGGTTCGTTTGCTGATGGCATCTTCACAGAAGATCCTGGTGCTAACGGATATATTTGGAAGTACATGTACACCATCCCAACAGATGACGTACTACGTTTCCTTTCTACCGACTTTATGCCTATCGTTCTTCCTAGCGATTCTAACAGACAAGCAGAAGAAACAAGAGCAGCAAACGACCCTAATGCTATCGATGTCGTTTTAGTTGAGAACAGAGGTTCTAACCTTCCTAATGGAACTCATTATGCTCCTATCCTTGGTGATGGTACAGGTGGTAAAGTTACTATCGTAGTTTCTGGTGGTTCTATCCAATCGTCTGTAGTTTCTGATCGTGGATCAGGTTATACTTACGGAACAGTTGCTTTAGAAACTGGTCTTGTCAGTGGCGATGCTAACTGGACTGGTGCTGCTTACGGACTATACTCAAACTCGGGTCTAACATCATCTCTTACCGTTGGTGCTACAGCTGTTGGTGCTTTAGAAGTCGTCATTCCTCCTCAAGGTGGACATGGTTCCAATATGGAAGAAGAACTCAACGCCAAACGAGTCATGACGAATATTCGTCTAACTTATGCCGAAGGTTCTGGTGATTTCCCTGTTGATAACGACTTCCGTCGTATTGGTATTATCAAAGACCCATATGCTTTCGGTACTTCTACTTTCGCTACTACGAGCACATTGAATGGTGTTTATGCTGTTAGAGTTAACGGTGCTACTGCTGATTATCAGGTTGACGAAACTATTCGTCAAACTAATAGCAATGGTGGATATGCTTATGGCACTGTCGTTTCTTGGGAACTAGATTCTGGTAACGCTGGTCCTGGTGGTGCTGGTGTTCTTAAGTACATCCAGTCTCCTTCTGCTCATACAGATGCTGGTGTTGTACGTTCAGTCGAAGCATCCGCTAATGCTATTGAAGGTCTATCTTCACTCGCTTCTGGTGCTGTAACAACAACTGCTATTGACGCTGCTGCCGCTGCTGCTACTCTTGGCGGTGTAACTTTTGCTAACGGTCTTGCTACTCCTGAAATCGCTAATAACTCTGGCGAACTCATCTATGTTGAGAACAGAAGACTGATCACCCGTGCTGCTGACCAGATTGAAGACATCAAACTTGTAATTGAGTTCTGATTTACTTTTTACTCCGCTAAATACTTCAACGAACAATGTAGAGTATTTGGCGGAGTAACATGCCACAGAAGACTAATCTCAATGTAGCACCATACTATGATGACTTTGATGCTGACAAGAACTTCTATAGAGTTCTTTTTAGACCTGGATACTCGATCCAGACTAGGGAATTAACTTCTCTACAATCAATTCTTCAGAATCAGATTGAGAGCTACGGTAAGTTCTTGTTTAAACAAGGACAGCAAGTAATTCCTGGCGAGGTTGGATTAAACACCAAACTCGACTACGTTAAGTTGTCTTCTGTGTCGGAAGTCGCTGTTAGCGAAGGTGGACAAATTGTCTATAAAAAATATGATATCAAACAACTGGTTAATACTGAACTAAGAGGTATTAACTCTGGTGTCATTGGTAGAGTTGTAGAAGCGGAATACGGGTCTGACGTAGAAGCGGATACTCTCTTTGTAAAATATACAACAAGTGGTAATGCTAACAATGAATCAACTTTTAGACAAGGTGAAACTCTAGAAGTCATTGGTGGCATCAATACTCCTTTACTAGTAGTCGGTACTGATGGTAGTGTCTTGCCAACCAGTATTGACGTAAAAAATCCCGTTTCTGGAAATGTTTCTACTCTCAGCAGTCCAGCGATGGGATTTGCTACTGCAGTGGAAGTGCAAGAAGGTATCTATTTTGTGAATGGTTTCTTTGTTAAGAATCAAAAACAACTTCTTGTTATTAACAAATATTACGATCAAGCATCTGCTAAGGTTGGATTTACTATCAATGAAGATCTAGTAACTCCCGAAGAAGATGCCTCTCTATATGATAATGCTAGAGGATTTTCTAACGCTACTGCTCCTGGAGCACATCGTCTAAGCATTAATTTAAACTTATCTCAATTTGCTTATACAGCAAACACAGATAAAAACTTTATTCAACTTTTACAAATTAAGAATGGCACTGTTGAAAAGCAGGTAAAATCAGCAGATTATTCTTTACTAGAAGAGACTCTGGCAAGAAGAACATATGATGAGTCTGGAGATTATGTAGTAGAAGAGTTTGACTATTCTATTAGAGAATATTATCAGCAAGGATTTAACAATGGGATATATCAGTTAAGTGATGAAACTGGATTGGTAAATGGACTTAGTGAAGTAGAAGCTGATTCTAATATGGTTCTTACCATTAGTTCTGGTAAAGCATATGTTAAAGGATATGAAATTCTAAACAAAGAATCAAAGTCTGTTGTTATCGAGAAGGGAAGAGATACGTTGACCAGGGATAACGTAACTGTAAAGACCCGTGGTATGCCCCAATACAGTGTCACCAATGTATATGGGTCTGTTCCTCTTAACACAGTCTCTGGGGTCTTTACAGGGTATCCTACGGTTACATTAAGTTCCGTATTTAATGACGGTAGTCTTGGATACAATGGATTGGATCTTTCTAGTCTAAAAACAACTAGCAATAGAAGATCCCAACCTTTCAAAATTGGAGATGGAATTAAAACCATCTATGTTAAAGTTAAAGCAACACAACCTACAGAAGCATCACAAATTCCAGATACTTTTTTCATTGTAACTTCGAGAGGAACTAATACTGTCGATGGTAAGAGTGTTACAGTTCTTGCTAAGAGCTTTGTATTGAGACCAGAAAGAGATTCTTCTGTAGATGCTGTATTTGTAGAACTAACAGTTGTTGGACAAAAAGCAGTTATTGATAAGTATCTCACCAATGTTGACACAGGAGAATCTGACTTCGTAAGATACCTGTACGAAACTAAAAGTGATATGGAGCAATCCACATCAGAATATGCTGAAATTATTGATTACAACGAAACTATTACTCCTGTTATTGGATTAGCAAAACCCAAAAATTTCAATTTAATCAACAAAGGTGTTGGATTTAATCCAGATAGCGATTTAGTTATATCCAAAGGAAGAGAAGGATCATTGACTCCTTACAATAGTACATTTGGATTTAGTTATTTCAATCCGACATTTTTTACTAAGTTAACTCTGGCTAATGACATTACTAGCAACACCTTTGAAAAAGGAAAGTATATCTATGGTAAAGACAGTAAAGCATATGCCGTTGTTGAAAATGACACTAACGAGAACTACACAACTGGAAATACGCTGTTCGTAACTACTTTGTTTGGTCAATTTATTTCTGGCGAAACAATTATTGATGAAGATAATAACACAATTAAAATTGGTAAAGATAATACATTATCACATTTTATTGTTGTTAACACTGGCGAAGCATATGACCAGGCAGAAAATTTAGTTATTAATGGAACGGAATTTGATCAATCTAAAATTGACTTACAATTTTATGGCGGTAAATTAATCACTGCTACAATTATTGACCAAAAAGTAAGAAATACCATATATTCTTCTCCTCCAGCAGTTAGTTTGTCAGATGATGCTGCTATTAGTAATAAATGTGTTGTTACACCTATTTTATTCAGAAACACCGTCCAGACTTTTACCCCACAGAATGTAAAATCTGTTGGATCTGAATATAGTACATACAAATTTACTGCTGATGTTGATTTAAGTTCTTCATCTTATGCTACTTACGAACAAGTTAGCGACTTTACTTTCTTTGGAACTAAAGGATTCAAATTTATCGAGTGTAATGGTTTTGGAGCAGATTTAGGAGATATCGTTCAAGGAGATATTATTCAATTCACTGACGAATTGAATAAGGTTAATAAAGCAATTGTACAATATACTTCTGAACCAGTAGGTATTGATAAAGCAAGAATTTATCTAGACCTTGCTTTACCAAATAATGTGGTTAATGCTACAATCATTAAATTGCGTCCAAGAATTTCTAATGCTGCTTCTTCATTAGTTTTCCCGACAGGTAGTAAGCAAGTTGCTTCATTAGTAAATGATAGTAGTGACACTAAATTTAATTATTATGTTAGGAAAGATTTTGTTACCGAACTTTCTTCTAGTGGTGGATTTATCACCTTTACTGCTCAACTTCCTGTAGGATCACAAAAATTTGTAGGATTTACAGAAAATAATTTTATACTGACCGTCCTAAGTAAAGGTTCGTCAACAGTAGTAGAAAATGGAGATATTGTTTACGTCGATCCAAGATATATTGAGATTACAGAGTCTACTGAAAATGCTGGTAGTGTACAAGCGGGTGCTCTTCAGATTAAGAATCTACCTAAAAATTATTTCGGAACAATTACTGATAGTAACTATCCTGTTTTAAAACTCACCGCTACTGTAGAAATTGAGGGAGCACGTCCTAGACTCAAGACAGTTGTTAGAAATAAAAGAATTATTGTTGTTTCTAGTGGAGACAGAGTAATTCCAATTAGAGGTCAGGACTATGATTCTGATGTCATTGAAGTATTTTCATACTCAGATGCTTTTAAATTAAAATATATTTACGAAGGAACCAAAACAAATCCTCCTGTAGTTGATCCAGCTGGCACTTTAATCAGTGGTACAGACATCACTTACAAGTTTAGATTTGATGATGGGCAACGTGATAGTTACTATGATGTTTCTAGAATTATTTTAAAACCAGGATTTGATAATCCAACAGGTCAAATTGTTGTCGCTTTTGATTATTTTGATCATTCTTCTGGAGATTTTTCAACAGTTGACTCGTATGTACACGAAGCTGGTATTACATCAGAAGAAATTCCATTATTCAACTCAGAAACAAACGGCATTGTTTCTCTAAGAGATTGTGTTGATTTTAGACCAAAAGTAGATAGTCAAACTACTATTACTGGTTTCCAAGACAACTCTATCGTTTCGCTATTTGATAGCACTGATTATGTTAGTTTTACTGGAAATGGTGGTGTTAGTTCTCAGACACCAGCACCAGATGGTAACTTAATCTATACAATGTCGTTTAGTGAAAAACAATTCTTGGATCGTATTGATGGATTGTTCCTTACTAAGAAGGGAGACTTTATTGTTAAAAAAGGCAACTCTTCCTTAAACCCATCAAAACCAGAAGCAATTGATGATGCTATTTCACTATGCTATCTACATATTCCTGCTTATACAAACAGCAGTAAAGATGTAAGAATAATTCCTGTAGATAACAAACGTTATACTATGAAGGACATTGGCAAGTTAGAAAAGCGTGTCGAACGTCTTGAGTATTACACTACACTCAGCATCCTAGAGCAACAAACTCAAAACATGCAGGTCAAGGATGGTCTGGGACTAGAAAGATCTAAGAGTGGATTTCTTGTAGATAATTTTGAATCACATGGCATCGGAAATTTAAAGTCCGTTGACTATAAGTGTGCTATAGATACACAACAATCGGTATTGAGACCTCAGTCTAAAGAAGATAGTTTAGTTCTTAAAGAAGTTAACACTAGAAATGATCAAAGATCTGTTTCTGGATACGTTGTTAATGATAATGTTGTTTCATTACCATATACAGAAGTAGAACTTCTCGGTAATAGAAATGCTACAAAGGTTATTAACCCCAACCCCTTCGTAGTTATTCAGTATGTTGGAGAGTCTATCATTAATCCTCAACAAGATTCTTGGTACGATCAATCTGTAGCTCCATTAGTATCAGATTCTAATACAAAATTGAATTCAATCTATCTAGCAAAAGAAGATAGTTTATCGGATGCTTACTCTAGTATCTACAACTCTTTTATTGTAAATTGGTGTGGTACTGATGTTGGTATTCTTCCAATTGAATCTCTATCTAATGTAAATTCGGAAGATGTCGAATCTTCTGTAGTTAATGGAAAACTATCTAGTTCTTCAAATGTAAGTCCACAAAATAATGAGATTGGTAAAGGACAAGCTAGTAAAACAGTTGGCAATAAAAAAGTTTCCACTTCAGTGTCATTTTTTGCCAGATCAATACCAATTAAATTTAGTGTCAATAGACTAAAACCAAATACAAAGGTTTATGTCTTTATGGAAGGACGTGATATTAATAGGTGGGTCATTCCTGATATTAAGTTCACTGGAATTCCTGGTAGTTCTTTAACTACCTTTGGATCTCCATTGACTACAGACACGAATGGCAATCTTAGTGGTATTATTCTTGTACCTGCTGGTGTTCCCCCTACATCAAATACTAGGTGGACTGGGAATCCCGATACTATTCCATATGCCGAAGGTGAGCAAGAAGTTAGATTTACTACAGGTGTAAAGTCTATTAGATTTACATCTAGTGAAACTAATGAGAATAAGGCAGGTGTTGACACATATGCCGAGGTTAACTTTTATGCTACGGGAGGACTTCCTGCCAACCCACCGAGCATTACATCTACTCAAGCAGCATTCTTCAAAGCAAATGAAGGTGTTCAGTTGATCGAAAGTAATACCGACAATCCGATTAAACCAAATCCTCTTGCTCAGACATTTAAAGTAGAAAATTTTGTACAAGGTTTGATGGCAACAGGTGTAGATCTGTTCTTTAAAAACAAAAGTAATACCGTTCCTCTAAGAGCTTACTTAACTGATACTCTATCTGGCAAACCTGGAAAAAATATTATTCCTGGAACACAAATTTCATTAAATCCAGAAACATATTTGAAAGTTTATGTTACTGGCGAGAGCGAAACTATTACTATCTACAAAGATGAGTATGTAACTGGTGCCACCTCAAATGGTTCTGGTCCTATTTTGAAAATTTTGGATGCTAATAATGTACAAGTTGGCGATGAATCAAGCACAACATTCCAAATGAATAAGGAACAAGTTTATACTTTGGTTCTTAATAATCATAATGGCACATCATTTGTAGCAAATGAATCGCTTACTATTCCATCTCTCGTAGATTACAACGCCAAGAATAACACAACACTAGGAGTATTCATTGCTAAGGATGCTGGTAAAGTTTCTAGATTGAAGGTTCTTAATACTGGAGGCAATTACGAAACTGCTTCTCTAGTAATTGAAAGTCCACAACTTCCTGGAGGTTCATCTGCTACTGCTAGTATTGGAGTTTCTGATGGTAAGGTTTACAATTCCGAAATTTCTCTATCTGGTCGTGGATATACAGAAGCACCATCGGTGGTTATCAAAGGTGTTGGAACTGGAGCAGCTGGAGCTGAAATTCAATCTTTCATTGAAATTGATACCCCAGCAGTCAGAATGGGTATTTCTACTGACTTTAAAGATGTAACGGAATCAACAACCCCAACAAAATTCAAGTTCAAACATCCAGTGTATCTACAAAATAATACCGAATATGCATTAGTTGTAGAGACAGATTCCTTAGAATACGAACTATGGGCATCTAAACTAGGTGAAATTGAAATTTCTACTAGTAATGTTGTCACCACACAACCTCTACTAGGTTCTGTTTATAAATCACAAAATACTGATAATTGGTCTGAAGATCTATTTGAAGACATTAAATTTATTATGTATCGTGCTGAATTTGATATTGATGGTGATGCTGAACTAGAACTTACCAATGAGGTATTGGGATATGAGTTACTTGACGTATCTCCTTTTGAAACTAGTGTAAGATCGCCATCTAATGCTACGTCATCTTTATTCAAAAATAATAATTCTATTGTCAAAGTATCTCATAGAGACCATGGATTTGAAGATGGCAGCAATTCTTACGTCTTCTTTAATAAAACAGAAGATGTTGGAGGCATTTCTAGTTCTACTTTAAACGGAAGACTATTCAAAATTTCCAACTCGGGATTAGATAGTTACAATATCATTTCTCCAAACCCAGCTGGATCTAGTATTCTTGGTGGTGGATCAAGAGTAATTGCTTCGTTTAATAGAAAATATGAAAGACTTTACGCTCAAATTCCTCACTTAGAATTAGACGGAACAAAAATTGATTCGTTTGTCGAGACTACAAATATTTTGCCAGTTGATTATAGTGTTAAAAACTATGATTCTTATTCTAATACTTCTTATGAAAGAACTTTCTTAAATGAAGAGCATTTCTTTATTAATCAGAAAGTAATTACTTCGGATATTAATTCCGTCATTAATAATATTAAAAACAGTTTGAAGTATAAGTTAAGACTATCGTCAACGAACTCTTCTGTTTCTCCTATCATTGATCTTAGAACTGCTTCCGTTAAAACGGCATCTAACAGAGTTGAAAATTCTACTGGTTACGAAAATCGTTTTGGCAAAAGAAATCAAGTCCTCACTTTCTTGCCATTATATGATTTGAGTATGTCTATTAATGGAGTTAATTCTGGTTCTGTAGTAGCAGGCGCAGTTTTGGTTGGAAATGCTTCTAAAGCAGAAGGATTTATAACAGAGTATTCTGCTGGTGTTGCTAGAATTCGTTTAAGAACAGATACAGAATTTAGAGCAAATGAGTCACTTAGTGTAGTTGCTTCTAATGGAGTTACTGTTGAAAATGTTTCTGTTAGTATTACCAATATTTCTAAAGTATCATATAATTTTAGCGTAGACTCTACGTTAATTGCTTTTTATCCACAAGATACTTCAATTGATTATTCTAATAAAATTATTGGTCAAATTAAATTGTGGGATCCAGAAGAAAATGTACTTGTAGTAGAAAATTCTTTCGCTCCAATTAACAACAATTATACTGCTAAACCAGCAGATGATATCGCTTATACGAGGAAATCAACTACTGCTGCTCAGACACCAGATGTCTTCAGAAGTGGTGATGTAATTAAATCTACGGCAGGAACTGAAGTATTCTTAGAAATTGGCACAGTTGAATTTTCAACTGGTATTGATTATGTACCCGAGACAGATTCTTCTGATAGTTCTTCTGTTGCTAAGTATATAACAAAAGAAATTTCTATTAATAATCCAGGAACTACTATTACTGTTAAATCAACTGTTAATGTTCCTGATGTAAATAACATTAAACTTTACTATAAAATTAAAGAAGCTTCTAGTGCTATCAATTTTGATGACACAAATTGGGTTCCATTTAATATAGATGGCAATCCAGACTTTGAAATTTTGGCATCAGCAACTAATTCTATCTCTGGTCAATTTGAAAAACAGACTGATTATCAAGAGTTAAGTTACAGTGTTTCTGATTTACCTGAGTTTACATCTTTTTCCGTGAAGATTGTGATGAGATCTGAGAACCCAGCATATGTACCTAAAGTACAAGATTTACGTGCTGTAGCATCTTACTAATGAAACACTTAAAAGTTGAGGGACATAACAATTTAGTTCGTGATGTAACTACGGGAGCTATTATCTCAATCGATAAACCCTCCCGCAATAACCTTTCCAATACAATGAACAATGCTCTTCATGACATAAATACTTTGAAGGAAGAATTATCTGAAATCAAACTACTTCTTAGAGAGATCGCAAGAAATGCCAGCAATTAATGTCGCTAGAACAGATACCTTTGAAGTTCAAAGGACAAAAATTAACCTAATTGGTAATCAGATTTTCAACATCGCTCAAGGTGGTTCTGATTTATCAACTGGCAATCTAAAATTGGGTGATGGTACTAGAGTTTCTCCATCTTTAGCGTTTGCTAGTGATACTGGTACAGGTTTATTCAAAACATCACAAAATGTATTAGGAATTGTTAGTAATGCCAAGAAAGCATTAGATCTTTCACTAGCAGAATCTGTATTCTTTACTAATACTATTGTTAGAAAAAATATTATCGACCAATCAAACGTAACCATTACCTCGGGAGGAAATGGGTACGATATTGGATCATATAGTGAGGTATCTTTAGTTGGTGGTTCTGGTTCTAATGCAACTGCCACACTAAATGTTGTTGAATATATTGGTTCTGTTACAAATGTTGGTAATGGATATGATCCTGGTGATTATATTGATATTTCTTTAACTGGCGGTACAGGATCGGGAGCAATTGCTGATGTTATTATTGCTGACGTTGATGGAGTTATTACCAATCCTGGATCTGGATATATTGATGGTAATTATCCTAGTGTTACACTAATTGGTGGAGATGGTTCTGGTGTTGTAGCAAATATTGATGTTGTTGGTGGAGAAATAGATTTAGTATCTATTATCTTACCATCCCCCAATGGTAATTATAATATAGGGAATGTTCTGTCGGTAGATAATCTCAACTTAGGTGGAGCTGGATCTGGTTTTGAATATACCATCACATCTAATCCTGGATCAGTTGAGTCTTTCCAATTCAGTTCTTTAAGTGATGGAGTTTCTTTTTATAGTAGTGGCGAATTGTTGGGATTACCTGGATTATTAGGTACTCCATCAACTCCTTTTGCTTACACTATTGGTGATACAAATACTGTTAATCAAATCACTGTTATTAATGGTGGTATTGGTTATGCCGATGGCGATACATTATCAGTATCGGCTACTGATCTTACTGGATACACCTCCTATGCTGTAACAGTAGGTGCTACCCAAAAAATTACTTTCTCAAGCACTTTACCATCTGCTACATTTACAGAAGGATCGACTTTATCTTTTGTTGGTGGTCAAGTAGTAAATGGTAGTTTGCCTATTGTATCTACTGGAGCAGCAGATCAAACATATAATAATGTTTCTGCTACTGGCGGTAGTGGTCAAGACTTAGTATTCAATTTTTCTACTACTGGCGAAGGAGAATTAAACATTGCTGGGATTGCCAACTCAGGATATAATTACGTTCAGGGAGAAAGTGTTAATATCCCAGCAGGGTCTATCGGGGGAATATCTGGAGTAACAGTTACTATTGATTCTGTTACTAGTTATACTGATTGTGAATGTTTAGCAGTTTTCTCTAATGGCGGTAATATTGATTCGATTGTAATCGAAAATACAAACCCTGGAGCGGTTGCTATCCCATCAAGACTTGGTGCCCAAGGGGCTGCTTTTGGATCTACATATGAAATAGCATCTTTAACAGAAGCAAATCAATACTTTTTAGATGATGGTAATGATGTAACATTAACTGACAAATATAACAAAGATCTTACTTTTTATGTTGGTAATACATATAGATTAATTTATTCTGATTCTTCAAACGCAGGTCATATTATTGCTTTTAGTCAAACAGCAGATGGTGTACATGGAACAGTGTCACAAACTGCTGTAGCTATCTCTACAGGATCAGCAAATATTACAGTAGCAAGTACAGCAGGAATCACTGCTGGAATGGAAGTAACAGTTTCTGGTGGATCAGGTGTTCTCGCTAATCCAACTACTGTTGAAGAAGTAGTTGATGCCACAACTATTACTCTCAGTGCTTTACCAACTGCAAATGGATCAGCTAATCTAACTTTTACTGGGGTTTCCTATACTGGAGGAACATTCAGGGGAGCCGATTATATTGATATCAAAGTTACATCATTTACACCAAATCTATATCTCTATTGTACTGTACACCCTGATATGGGTGGATATGATGGGTACGAAAATGATATTGTAGTAGATCCAAACAATCCCAAAGCTTTCGGATCAGGGTTTGTATTAAATGTAGATTCGGTATCTAGTTCAGATTCTATAACATTGGACATTGCTAGTGGTGACGTAGCTTCTACATCAATTACAGCAAGTAACGGATCTATCGGAATTCTGGCATCCAATATTAGTGTTACTACACCTTTATTAGAAGGAGGCACTATCAACGGAACTTCTTTAAATTCAACATCTAATCTTGCTATCACATCTGTTAATGGCACTACAGTTACTGGGAATTT